TGTTTTTCTGCGACCAGAATATACGTTAATTCCGTATTTCTTTAATGTTGTAATAGATTTATGTAAGTCTTCGGCTTTCTCGGCAACAGATTTCTCTTCATCTTCTGCTTCCTCTTCTTCCTCTTCTTCTTCTTCAGGTTCTTCTTCGGCCTTTTCTTCCATTTCTTCTTCTTCTTCTGGGGCTTCCTCTTCTTCTTCCTCTTCGTCAGCTTTTTCTTCGCCTGCCATTTCCTCTAAGTAGGCCATGACTTCTTTGAGTTTTCCGAGAGTAGCTTCCATATCCTTGTAAAGCTCTTCGTGCTTATCAAGTTCTGCTATCGGTTCATCGAGAGCCTCACTTTTCTCTGCTTCTACGACTTCTTCGTCAGCAGGTGCAGCGTGTGAATCTCCACAAGTACATTTGCTCATATGTGTGCGTTATTTGGGACTACCTATATAAATAATAGAAAATACTCGGGTTTGTGTGCGTTATTATGGATTATGGTTTGAAATTAGCTCTGCCTACTGCGTCACGTAACTTAAACCCGCTAGTCATTCCACCACCGCCATCAGGTTTTTTGTATGGTTTACTAAACTTACCTGGATTTCTCCATAACTCGGCACACCATGCAGCTTCATCTCTTATTACATTACGAGGTCCTGTAAATTTATCACCAGTAAATCCACTTAATTTTCTAGCAGATAACTTACAATTTGCCATCCATGCACTAGAAGGTTGTCTACCGCCACGACCTTTTGGTGGTTCTTTCTTAGGTTTCTTTTGTATAAATGCACCAAACTTTATCATGCGCATTACATCATCTAAGTAATTATTTGTCTTCTGTAAACGTTCTGTCTTAATAGTACAAGGACATTCTGCCTTATCTAACGACTTTACCTTGTCTTCCAAACTCTTACTCCAACTGTGACCTGCATCTCCACCCATCATCTTCCACATAATATATCCCTTACTAGGTCTTTTCTTATTATCAAAGTTCTTACCCTGTGGGTCTACTGTCTCATGTCTTCTATAATACTTGTGAATCTTCATTGCCATTGAATATGTTACAAATTGTTTATCTATTAAATGACGGTTTATTGCTTTTGTAACTTTACCGCCACCATATCCAAACTCTGCCCGTAACTCCCTACCATACTTAGCTTCTTTTTTGACTCCTTTTGGTATCTTGTATTTTTCTATCTTAGTAAGTATGTCATCTAATACATCTGATTTACCGAATCTTCTGGCTTGTATGGCCCTTTCCTGCCTTATAGCTCCAGCTTTGGTATCATGGCAGCCTAGAAGTCTTCGGTTCTTTTTAGCGTATAAACAATATTTACCCTTTTTACGCTCTATTATCTTTTCTACCATAGACTCAACTTCATCTAAAGTGACCTGTACACTGTTAGATTTAGCCATAGCTACATCTGTAACCTTTGCCTCTGGGTTGGCTGGATTGTCACCAACCCAAGATACGCTCCAAAGAGAAAGTTCGTTAATACGATTGTGGCAGTCGTTTTCTGAAAAACATACTTTCTCTTGGTTTGTGGCTTCACCACGGATACTACTTGCACCCGATGGTCCGTAATCTTTAATCTCTTTCCATACTTTATCATGCATGGCTATTTTATTGTGAATACCTATTCTAATCTTAACTTTACCGTTTTTAACTTTGTAAGCCAGGGGAAGCCCAATCGGCATTTCCTCATGACGGTACGAATATACGCCGTAGCGCATGTAAAAATCCATGGCTTCTTTGATAGTTTCTGTGGGAACCATATCGCCTTGTTTATCGACGATAGGAGCGGAGATATATGTCTCCATTACTCTGTCATTATACCACTCTGGTCGGTAGACTTTCCAACCAGTGTTCTTTTCGTCTGCCACAAATAACGCACACATAAAGCGATATAAAAAGAAAAATATTTACTCGGGTTGCAACATAACGCACACACTTGTGTGCATTATTTGGTTATCGCCTTGTTACTTTTATGTTCTTTTGTGCAGCCATAGATAATTTTCTAGCCAATATCTTTGCAAATCTTTCAGGTAAAATGCCTTTTTTTTCTGCAAATGCTCTACCTAAAAAACGGCGTGGTTGTGTACCAAACCTCATAATGCTCTGTAAAACAGCATCCTCGTCTTTACTATGTCTTTTAGACCAAGGTGCTAATTTGCCATCTGGAGGCCTGTAACTTGGCCTACCTATCGCAGGGCCAGTTCCAAACTCCATGTGTCCTGCATAAGGTAATGGACTACCAATCTTAAATTTGTATTCATTCTCTTCAACAACTCCTCTCATACTTGAGGCTAAACGACCTGTGTCATATGCACCTCCATCTTTACCTTTTGTACTTTGTTTATACTTTTCTGACACATTCTCTATTGCTTTAGCCTCTATTGCGTCTGCTGTGTCTCTTAAAGCTAAATGTAAAGTTTTAAAACAATTTGGTTTAATTTTTTGAAAAAACTCTCTTACTTTAGGCGAATCTGTTATGACTACTTTGCCGCTCATTTTTTATATAATTTAACGTTTTCTATGTGGTCGTCACCGTACTTCTCTTTCCACTTCTTATCTACGTATTTCTGCGCTTTCTCATAGTAATCCATACGCTGCTTTTTTTGTGCATGAAGACGTGTTTGTCTATCTAAATTCTTCCATGCTCTCTCTGTCTCACACTCTTCACAGAATCCGTTAGCCGCTATATGGACTGTCATTGCTCCTCTTAAACATTTCTTACACTGTTTGCTCATCTTTCTCCTTTCCGTTTCCATGATGCCCATACTTTGCATTACATATATGTATTTTGATATGGTCTGGCATTCTACTCATACTATCCTCACTAGTTGTGTTCTTTGATTAGGATGTAATAAAGAATGCCCTCTTAAATTCATCCTATACTTTGCCCCTACTTCTTGTTGTAACATAATTAACTCATTTAGATACATACCTTGCTCAGGCATACGCCTTGCTAATTCTTTGTGTGCAGGACATACTCGTGTATCTTGTCCTACTATTAAACTATATCTAAATTGTTGACCCATACGTTGCTCTGCTATTTTATATCCTCTTAATCTACCTTCATTAGCTATCTGATTAATCTCCGTTCGTGCTATTCTTGTAAGTTTGTAAGTCTCTCCAATCCCTACCTGACGCATGTTTTGAACTATTACTGGAATAGTACTACCTTGTGTTACGCCAGCCATTATTACTGCATTTAACTTTTCTACAAGTATGTTTTGAAATTGATTATAAGCATTGTATAACGCCCCCTCATTCTTTAATAATCTAAGTACTTCTAAATCTTCTGGACTCATATCTGGTGCTTTTGCTGCCGTTTTCTTTATTCCTCTTATCTCACCATATGCTGAACTATATCCATTCCTAAATGCAAAATCCATGTCATCCATAATTGCATCACGCATTCGCTTCGCTAACATTACTGCAATGTCATCAATTTGTGTGCGCAATTTGTCGTAAGTTCTAACTTTTTCTAACTGTTTAAGTTCTTGTATAAGGACTCTTCTGAGTTCTCGAGCTGCTGATTCCATATATCCAGATGTTCTTTTAGCTCCTCGGCCTCCTGCGACTCCTGAGAACTGCTTCGAAAATCCTGACGCACCACCTCTGCCTGTTGAGGAAGCACTAAATTACCTTCACCATCCAAATCCATCTCCACTCCTACGTTCTGCATTTGGGTCAATATCTGAGCCTTCAAATTCATATTGTTCAAATATTTGGTCTCATCCTTTTCATTAATATCATTAAATCTAATCTTCCATGTGTCAACTTCCATCAACTTTAGTAAAGGTTTCAAGAAACCCATCTCTACACACTGCTGTGTTTCCCTGATAGTCCTGTCAAATATTGTAATCTGCTCGCCTTCTGAATTTAATCCACCTACTCCCTGCATCTGACCAACAACCAACGGCATGACTCCATACGCACCGTTTATGTCGTTGTTAATGCGGTCCATGTAAGGTAACATCATCAACTCATCCATGTTAGGCATAACTGGAACAAACTTAGCTGTAGTGCTTGCATCCCTACTACTTAAGATAGGAATAAAGTTCGGATTACGTCTTGTTTCCTCTGCAATATACTCTCCTAATCTGTTAAGTGATTCCTCATCGTGGCCTGGTACATCTAAGAAACCTTTAGGTGGTCTTTCCAGTCTATAGATTTTGTTTTGGAATGACTCTATGGCCAATGCTGTTTCGATTTTTTTGGAAAGACCTATAATTGGCGACTGCCCATACAAACGAGCATTCGCACTGTATTTGTTAAAATGTATAATCTCATCACGTGCAAACGGTATCTTACCATCCTCACTCTCATAATAATAAGCCATATACTCTAACTCTACACCAGTTTGTGGATTAACAGTTCCTTCCATAAACTCCCGACTTACAGGGTCAAACTTGTCTTCTTCTAAAAATCTACCATACTCATCAACATGAAATCGCATGTGCTTTGCATCTTCTACCCATAACTCTTTAACTATCTTACCAGAAACACTACCATCTTCACTTGCCAACCTATCGTAAACAATACTTACCCAACAATCATCAAACACTTCTAACTGCCTTATCATTGCTTTGAAAAACTCAGTGCCATTAATATCTGCACTACCATTCGTAGGATTTCGTAAAAGCGATTCTACCTGCTTTCTTTGCTCTGGGTTTCCATCGCCTATGGCTTGGTATTCCCAACCTTTTGCAACCGATTGAGAAGCGATTCGTGTGATTACAGTTCGGAGATGAGAATACCTGTCAGCTAATTGTTCTAAATAAAATTGGTCAACCTGCGGAAGTATAGATTGCCTATATGCCGTATCAGTCGACACTCCTGAATAAACTGGGGTCCTTGCATCTTTAGAAACATCAGCAGTTGCATCCTGTAAGAATGCATCTATGCCAGTTGTCTTTCTAACTGGTTTGCTCCTGAATCGGTCAAATATTCCCATTATAGTCTCCTCGACTCGAGAACATGACGATGCCTGTGTATATAATCTTCGATGACAGGCTCTAACATCTTAGAGACTGGTGTTTCTTTGACTTTAGCTAACGTCTTAAGATTTTGTTTTGTCTCAACAGATATTCCCCACAGTTCCATCCGTGTTCCGTTGCTGGGTGAACTTGTCATCTGGATTCCCAGTGTGGCTCCTTAGTATATATGTCTTTCTATAAGGAAAATATGTCCTATCTTAAATGTAATCCCATCGTGTAAAAACAAGTCTTTTCTTTTCTAAAACGTGAACACATAATTCACACATCCATAAGGCCATAACTGAATCAGGCGTATGTCCTTCTAACCTACCATTCTTACCATAAATCAATCTACTCAAACCATCTACTAACTTACGCATACCTGGTTTTGAACTCTCTCTAGCCTCCTTGTTCCAAGGTATGTAATACTTGCCTTGCTCCATTGCTAACGCAATTCTAGGAACTCCAACATCATGGCTATGCTTTTCTTTACCTGTATTGTGACCCTCTACTGGCATACCATCTAACTCCTTAGCTGTGTGAACTACCAATCTCTGATAACCATTAGACTCTACCATAATCTTATCTGGTTTGAACTTATCTGCCAAACTCTTCATCGTAACTACTTGCGCCTCTAACCACCCTGCACCCTTAGCTCGAATCTTACCACTCCAACAATACAATACTTTACGTTCTAATGTTACTCTATTGTAAGCCATAACTACGTAAGCCGATTCATCATTCTGACTGTCCATTCCTACAGCCAAATCAACACCCATAGTTACAAACCAATCCTGACCACGTTCTGGTAAACCCATTTCCATACCCTCTTTCAAACATGGCTTCAATACCTCGTAAGGTATCACAGCACTCTCTGGGTCTAACGGATTTAACATATACTCAGACTCGAAAGCCCTACTTCCCATCGTCTCTCGTTCCTTGTCTAACCTCTCCTGATTCCAATACTCAGGCCAACGTGGAGTGCCGTCTTTCTTCAATGCTGGATGACGAACTGAATTCCACTGACTGTTCTGTTGCGCCCAATCAGTAGCATCTCCTACTCTTTTTTGTGTTCCTACCAATAACATCTTTGCCTTCGGCAATCTCATTGGCATTACAACTCTCTTTATGTAATGAATAACCTTCTCATCTGTCATATTAGGAAACTCTTGTAATATATCGTCCAAAATAATCATATGAACGTGCGGACCTTCCAACGCTTTACCAATACTTGCTGCATGAACCCTACTTCCATTATTGAAATACTTAGCACCCTTACGCCAAGTTACCTTGTCATCATCAGTTTGCGACTTCATAAACGAATTAAGCCTCCATGAACGTCTACAGATTTCCTCAAACTGCTCCAACTTATCCCAAGCCTGTTCCAAGGTAGCCGAAAGATACAACGCACGGTAATTTGGCTGCATTGCCATCTGATATGCTAATGCTGACAAGCCCCAAGACGTCTTCAAGTGACCCCTTGCACAAATTATCGAAGTATGTGTGCCTGCCTCAAACGCATCTGCCCACTCTGCATGCATCTGACCTAACGGAACGTAATCACCAGGTTCTAATTCCATGTAATGACGCAATACATCGTCAATAAAATCTTCTAAAGTAAGTGGCGTGCTCTTTAAAGTGTTTAAAGCACCACTAATCGCTAAGTTCAGCAGCTTGTCGTCGATTTTTTTCTTCGATTTTGTCATAGTTTAACCTAAATTCAACCATTTTTGGCGGACAATCCTCGTAGTAATCCAAAAATTGAACCAAGGTTTGTATGTCCTCGGTCTCTTTAATGATTTCGCCGTCTTTAAAAATCCGTATCATCTATCCACCCCCTGCCATCCCAACTATAGACATCAAAATGTCGCCTATACCTGTATCTGTCTATCAAAAAACACCTAGTTACCTTCTCATCATTGTCATAATACGTCTCACCACCATTTACACGCTTGAAATTGTTGTCCTTTATCAATTTTTTCAAGTCATCTACAGTTATTACCCATAATTGCTTGTCTCTTATATTTGGTATGTAATACGCAAAATGTGTAGCCTTCGTTTTACGTATCCCACTCGGCTTTCCACGACATTTATACTCAATAACAATGTTTCCTGACCCACCTTCGTCTATATTCTTCTCCCAATAGTCACTTTTTACCTCAAAAGTCACGGGTTCCTCATAATCATTCTGAAAAAGTATGTCAAAATTCGCATTATCATTGTATTTCTTAAACTGCTTACCCATAACCGTTTCGACAAAATGCCTAACAGCCATTTCTCCTTTATGCCCATCCACCAAATCCTTCTCAAAGTT